CCCCTACCAGTATTTTCAGTGGTAGTTGCACTAACTATTCTACTTCCATTATCAAATGTCATAGAACCTTTATTGTATTCTGTTACACCTGCTCTAATATGATCAGGAACACTTTCGTATGCATATCTAATACGTTGCATAATTTCAAAAGCACCAGCCGCCTTATGAGCCGCAACTAATATTGTGCTGTCTGGTTTAAACATGGCATACCACAATAAGTATCCTGCCGCCACAGTGGTTTTACCCATCTGTCTGCCCAGCATATTAATACTGTATCTGTAATTATTGTAGTTTTCTATTAGATCTAACTGATATGCAAAAGGATCAAAATCTATACCGCCTTTTGTAGGATGCTGTATTTTTACATGATTAGTCATAAAATACAGAGGACCATTCACAGGATCTGCACAATTCTTAAAATCTTGTAGAGAATCTGGTGTATATGCGGTTTTACTATAGCCTTGTTTGACCAGACTGGTATCTGCTGTTCCTCTTGCCATAATAGTATTTATGTGGTATTGAAGTTAAGAAATGCTTTTTTTAAGTTTATCTTTTATATAATTAATTAAAACTTCTTTATCTGTTGAATATTTTGCATCTTGTGGGGATATCACAGTAACTTCTTTATCTTGCGGATGATCATGATCGCTACATTCACAATCGTCGATACATGCATTACATACATCGCATTTATCATCATCATCTTTGTCATAAGGATCAGCATGTTTTTCTTTATGATCAGGGGACAGTAAAACATCTTCCTGTTCTGGCTCTTCATCATGTGCTGATGCTTTTTGATCATTATACATATCTTTTGGTAAAGTTAGTCCTGCAAGTTTAAGTACATCTGCTAAATCTTGCATTGTATCACCTGCCGCTTCAATACTTACTGAGCCTTTATCTGTATTTTTATGCTGTTTAAACTCTACTGAACCTTCTACTTCAGGTTCTGCACTTACAATACCGTATGCATCACTCATTGCTTCTTTAACTACAGAATTATCTTCTTCTACAGATTCATATCTTACCATTCTATCATATTCTTCTTGAGTCATTCGTAGAGCCGCATTTACGTTAGCAGTTTTTCGCCACATTCTCCAAAATGCTTCAGCATACATCTCACCAACCTGTCTTTTTAACATGTTGTATTGATCGACAGCCTTACTGTCCTCTGCTGGATCGTACTCGTATTCTTTTAAAATATGATTTATTTTCATTATCTACTTCTTGAACCGTGTTGTGCAATATTATCTACTTGTTTGGCCTGTTCTGCACCTCTACCCATATTAGGCATTCCTGTAATTGCATCATACATAGGTCTTAAATTATCACCCATTAATTCGTCTTTACTAGGATAGTTGCGGAAATAATCTGCACCTTTTTCTGCTTTAATTTTTTCTAGTTCTTTTAAAAATGCTTCGTTAAATTCTTCACCAAATCCAAAATCTTTTGCATCTATTCCATCTTGTTGAGCTTCGTAGTGTTCCATACTTTCATCATTTAGTAAAGCATCTTCTTCACTTACTTGTCTGTCTTGATCATTAGCAAGTCTTTCTGCTTGAATATCTGCTTCTACACGTCTTGGTTCTTTAACACCATAACATAGAACTCTTTCGTGATCTATACCTAAATTTACTGCTAACCAAACTTCTAAAATTCTTTCGTTAACTGGGTATTTTAAAACTACATCTGTGCTACACACTTCTGATGTAAAATTGGCATTTTTTGCTCTTTGGAATTCCACTGGATTTTCTTGAATTGGAGCTCTTTGAAATGGAGATGCACTGACAAAATTATATTTTGCTAAACATTTTTCTAACATATCCATTTGATCTGCACCACAGTCGTGTGCAAGTTTAACTCTATAAGCATATTCTTTTTTAAATGATTCTGCTATATAATTCTTTAATTCCATATTATAACTCCAGTTAGTATACTTATTTATCATTTTAGTTTAAAAATACCCATCAAAAATTATTATGCTTAATTTGAAAAAATGTTGCTGGACTAAATTACTCTGGGGATGAATCTTTAGTATTAATAATTTTTAATAGTTCGTTTCTATCAAATACTGTTGCTTGAACTGACTCTGCTTCGTTGCCTTTATTATCAAACTTATCTATTCTTGCCTTTTTCAGCATTAAATCTATCTGCTGTAACTTTGCTTTTGTTTTAGCATCACTGGCATCTAAGGCTATTTTTAACATATTACTTGCTTCTGCAAATACTTTGCCGGCCGCCATATCACTGACATTCATTCCTAAATTCATAAGTTGCTCGTAACTGTCTATGGCCTTTTTGGCTATATCGTTCATTTCAACTTCGTGATCTTCTAGACCTTTTATTTCTTTAAATGCTAAATTTATCTTTTCACTTACACTTAAGGCACCTTTAACTTCTTCTATGGTTTCCTGAGTTTCTTCTACAGTAGGTAATGTTTCCTGTTGAGTAACTTCTTCAATAGGAGGCAGATTAAATTCTTCTTCTAGTTTCTTAGTCATACTTCTATTTATTTGATTCTAGGCTTAGAAATTCTTTTTTTCGCCTTACGAGGTTTCTTATTAGAAAATATTTGATCTTCGTTGATTACTTTAAATCGTATGCCTTTACGTTTGCACCACTCTTGTGCCGCTGTCCACTTAGCCGCATTTATTACTGTTTGAAGTTTTTGTCCCTGTGATCTAGCACTTTCCATTGTGGTCTGATTACGAGGTTTAATCTCTATTAATTCTACATGTGGATTTTCATTTTTATCTACATATTGTATCATAAAATCAGGCACATAATTTGTATAGTTTCCTGATACCGGATGTCTATATGGAATCTTTACATTTTCACTAGCCCATTTTGTAATATTAGGATGATTATCACACATACGCATAAATGCTAATTCCCAACTACTTCTATAGGTAGGATTTCTATTACCAACAAATTTTTGTTTGTTGACTACTTCATATTTTCCTGTAGCGAATTTGCCCATATTAGGCCTTGATTAATTTAGCAACTTTACTTCTTGAATTATCTATTGTAGTTTTTAGGTCAACTTTATTACCTGCTGGACGTACAGCATTCATGGCTTCAAATGCATCTACACTTAATTTTAAAACATCTGCATTCATATCAAAATAACTAGTTGGATCTACATTTTGTACATTTGATATTTGTATGAGAACTTTTGCCATTGCATTAGCATTGGATTTACCAAAACCTATAGCAACTAATTTTGTTTTTATAACATCTAATTTTTGAGGATCTATAGCAACTTCCTTTACTTTAGCCAAATCTGCAAGAATTTCAGAACTTGCCTCCGGAAGAGGAAATTTAACACTGGCGTTCTCTAGATATGCTTCTAATTTTCCTGCTGTGAATTTGTAATTTATTTCACTGCCAAATGTTTCGTATAAAGATGTACTCATTAACTGTCTCCATTATCTTTTGAGGGTCTAGTTACTGCATTTGCTATTCCACTAACTACACTATCAATGAGATCATTTTCTACTTTTTGTTTCCAATCACCATATGTTGGTTTGACTCCAACAGCACTTTCTAAAGCATCACCTAAAAATCCGCCCACAGTATCACCTAAATTATCTTCTAACCAATCACCTATAGGATCACTTGGACTTTGTAGAGGTTGTGCAGATCTAGGTCTTGTACCAACACCCGGTAAACTGTTGCCTGATTTATTACCAAGAAACGCAAAGTCTGTTTCAGTTTCAAGTGATATAGGTTTGAGATTTTCTTCGCCTGGTAAAGTAAAGTCGCCTATATCTTCAAATCTATCTAAATCCACAGTTGCTAAATCAAAATTTACAATATCGAATGTAGTAAAGTTTTCATATACCAATTGAAGTTGGAATTCCATAAAGTCACTGGAAGCATAATCTATATTTTTTGGAGCAAATGATTTAATCATGGGTTTCATTATACTATACTGAACACCTTTACCGCCGGCATACAAAATATAATCTACACGTTCAAAAAAGTTTTGATCAATTTGTAAATTTATACCTGCTTCGTTACTGTTAAAGTTTCCTTTAGCACCAAAGCCTGGTGTAAGTTCTTCTGTCATAGGCGTATAGAAACTGATATCTCTATTACCAAACGTATTTTTATTTCTAGGGTCCATGTGTAGATATGCAAAATATTTCATTAACACGGTTAACCATTCATTATTTACTGTATCAAAAACAGTAATATCTACAGGATTATAAGAAACACCAGTAGTAATATTTCTTTTCTTATTGAAATTGTTTTTTTCTTCTATATTAAATTCTACCGAAGGAAGTTGAGCAGTTCTTACCAAACTGCTCATACTTGTTTTAAATGTTAGATTCTCATTTCCTAATAACTGTAACACATTCCTGTTGAATATGAAATTAACATATCCTTGGAACTGCTGTCTAGGAGGATTAACTTCAGGTCTAAATCTGTAGTTATTCCTAAAGTCTCTAGCATAAAAATTGTTTACTGTATTTTTACCAGTAAAACGTGTATATTTCACTAGAGTACTCCGTTATTATACTATAACGCCGCTATTATCTGCTAGTGTGTTATCATCAGGGAACGGATTACCCGCTTCAACTCTTCCATTAACATCATTATCGCCTTGGAAGTGTGTTGCGTTATCATAACGTATCATCATAGTAACAGTCTGTTGTTCGTTAGAACTATAGTCTGCTTCACTGTAATCTGATTGTGTTAAGAAACACCCTTCTAAGAACCAAACTTCACTAGCACCTGCATTAACACCGTCTAATACTTCAATTTGCATATCAAATTTATAGTCGGAACCTGCGGCTGGTGTTGTTTGTTGGAAATGGTTAAGTTGTCTTTGTACCTGTGCACCTACCAACTTAGCAACCTTATTCTGTATATCATCCCTAATTGTTACACTAATTGGGTCCCAAGTATGTTTACCTTGTAAATAAGTTCTTGAGTTGTAACTATCAATAACTACTTCCTCATAATTTATTTTAGGTCTTACAACACTTTGAACATTCTGTGTTAGTGAAACAGTATTAGTTGAACCACCAAAGTTGTTTAGAAAACTTACACGGAATCTATACTTTAATTTAGGCATTAAGATGCCAGAAGTACCAGTTCCTGTAGGTACACCAAACTTACTTTTGGTTTCTGTTGTTGCTGATGATGTTGCCATTTTTTACTCCATTTGTTCTTTATGAACTAATTATACGAATATTTATCATCTTTGGGTCAATTTTATTAACTCTAGTTTTAATTCTAACACAAAAAAGGGCAGTATAAACTGCCCTTTAAATGTTTAAGTTGTTAAACTTATGCTGTTGAGCCCAATGTATTTTGGATTCTAATTGGAATATAAATAAATTCAACTGCTTTAACAGGTTGTATTGCTACATCTATATACAATTGATTATTATCTATTCTAGCCGCTGTGTTATTTGTAGTATCACAAACTGTGATAAAGTCAAATAAACCTCTTTGTGCAACTAATTGTCCTAAGAATCTGTCTATTACAGTTTTGGCATTTGCTCTTGTTACTTCGTCATTTGGTTCAAACAAGAATGGCTTAACGATATCATCAAGTCTTTCTCTAATATAAACCACTAAACGTGCAACATTCACTCTGTCTAATGCACTTGCAGTAGGATTCAAAGTCTTCTGCCCAAATATAGCGATACCTCTTCCTGGGAAGTTCCCAATTGGATTAACTTTGTTACTGTAAAGACTGTCTCTTTGTCCTTCACTTAATGCAACCGCTTCAAATTCACTTGTTGCTGAACCTAAATATCCAACACTTGAAACGTTGTTTACTAATCCTCTTTGGAATCCTGCTGGTGCAAACCATGGGAAAGCCACTTGGTCGTTAAATGCAATAGTTCTTAAAGCCATATAACTTGCTGGAACCATAACATTTGTGCCGTCTAAGTTTGTCGCTAAACCATGTGGGTAGTATACAGCCGCATATGGTGATGAACTAACAAGTCCGTCTTCGCCATTTACATCTGCAACTGCTGTATTGTTTGCCCAAGCCGCCGTACTTGTAGAATCAGCCGCTAATCTTAATGGTGCATCACCAATAACAAATGCAGTATTTTTTCTATCTGTACTTAAAGTAATCATCTCATCCAAAAGTTCCGCATAACCAGGACATGCAATTAGATTAAATCTATTTGTTTCATTTCTGATTTCTGAACTTGCTGTAATGGCACTTTGAAGTGCAGTAACAACTACTTGTCTTTGAGCTTTACGCATCATGTAAGGTGAACCATCGTTTTTGTTTCCACTATGATCTTTCCATAATCCGTTTGTTGCATCATATTTTTTAACATTACCAACAGAAGCCATCTTGTTCCATGCTAACATACCACTTGGGTATAGTGCAGGATTAGGCAATCCGTTTGCAGTTGATATTAAACTTCCGGCACTACTTGCTCTAAAGTCTGCAAATAAAATACCATCGCTAGTTACTTGATCTGTATTATCTACTAATACCCAAGCACCTGCGGCACTCCATTTATAAATTTTAGGGAAGTTTTCTAAATCACTACTGTCGATCCATAAATCACCAGTTGATAAAGAACTTGTACCATCTGCTTGTTTAGTTGGTGCACTTGCGGCAAATTGTACATCATTAGAATAAGTTGCCCATGTACCAGCATTTTGATATAAGATATCTATGTTTGTATTAGAAACATTATTATCATACCAAAGATCGCCCTCTGTAGCCGCACCTGTTAGTGTTGTTGCACTTGCGGTGAAACTTAGATTTTTAAAGTTACTGTATGTACCAGCAGTAATGTTAAGATTTGATGTTCCAAAACCTGAAACATTACCATCTGCTAACTTAATATCTTTACCTGTACTTGTTACGAATGTAATTTTATCACCTACATTTGATACAGAAATAGTATTAGCAAAAGTTGTGACTGCATTAGCACTTGATAATGCTGATTGGATATCAGTTACCAAATTATCAACTGTTGCTGTTGCACCACCTGTTGAAAAAGTAACAGGAATAGTTGTGCCTTCATTTATTGTTAAATTAAATGAAACATTTGAACCATGTCCTGAAACATCTGTTGTAG